TTATTTATTGACGGGCTTCGAGAGTTGCTTCGAGAGGTGTTTCCCGAACTCCTTCTCGAACCGCTTTGCGGTTTCTTCCACAGCGTGTTCTAGTTCAGTGAACCAGTGCTTACGCGCCTCGCGCATGTACTCAATGCAGGCCAGAGGATTCTCCGCTAGGAGCCAGCCGGGAATGTCTGCATGGCCTGTACTTCGACCATCTAGTAAGGCATGAAACACGACTAGTCCGCGAACATAAGCGGACACATTATCGTTCGCATACTTGTGAGCGGACTCTTCGATTAGCTTCTTAACGCCAGCGTCCACAGTTAAGGTGAGGCGAATCTGTTCTGCCATGTCTTGTATTCTCGCATAAAGTACTGAACTAAAGTAAGGGATATAATAGGTACTTGACTATGCGCTAATCCGTGGTATGTTCATGCGCGTAAGTAGTCACACTCACTTTGCCCAGCCCAATGAGAACACGCGAACAAATCCTAGACGACATCGCAGGTACAGACTTCAAAGATTCACCGCGCTTGCTCCGTCTCTCCGAAGAACTAGTTAGCTTCGAGAACGAATTCATCATTGTTTCGAGCACCGCAATCTATCCGCTCAACGAGACCACCGCTTACGTGACCTTCATGCGCGACTACGTGAGCGGCAACATTCAATGAGTGAAGAACAGTTCTTCCCAGGCGAAGTCCCGGCCAGCGTCACCACTGCGTTTGTCCTCTGCAAGTCGCAAGCGTCCGGCCCCGATCTCTACTTCCGTAAAGACATTTCATACTCGCCACCGAAAGAGATATGGACAGCAGTGCGGAGTCTGGCGACTCCCTACGGGCATCGTCTCCTGGCGGAAGCGATAGCTAAGTTCTTGGACGGCAAGCCGAATGCCCAACCCGGCGTCACACAGCTAGTTCCCGTTGTCCATCGGGAGACCATCACGCCAGCGGCACGCGCGGCCACTGTTGTCCAACGTCGCAAGCCTCTGCCTAAGCCAGCGCCGACGACTGGCGTAATGAAGTACCTCACATCTTATTCCGGCATGACCGGAGAAGCGAAGAAGCCGGAACCTCCGCGCTTCCCGTACCGCAGTGAACGAACTTCCGCAGATTACAAGAAAGGAGACCGATGAAATCACCACTCGCTTTGCTAGTCGCTGTTATGGGCGTGATTGTTCTGTCCGGCGTAATCGTCATGCAGAACGGCACGATCTCTCAACAGAAAGACTTGATTCACAAGCTCTACAAAGATGCTTGGGGCAGGCCAGCGGCAGTCGTACCACAGAACATACCAGCAATCAGCTAGACCCATCGAGTTTGCTCTGCGGTAGTCGGGGAAGGCGGCGCAGCATCCCCGGCATAGAGCAACACAGAAATGGGACACGGAGAGCCTCGAAGACTTAGCCGTGCCCCACCTGTCAATCATAACTGCGACTAGAAGGATACAACGAAATGTATACGAATCAAGAAGGCAGCAAGCGTCGTCAGGCTCGTAGAAAGGGCCAGAAGGGATTCTCCCTAATCGAGCTACTCATCGTCGTGGCGATTATTCTCGTCATTGCGGCGATTGCGATTCCGAACTTGCTCTCAGCGAAGGCGGCAGCAACACAAGGCGCGGCAGCCAGCAGCTTGCGTGGTTTCAACAACGCAATGCAAACGTACTCGTCTCTGTATGACGGGTTCCCATCGGCTCAGGCGGCTCTCGGCGGTACCTGCGGTACAACACAGCCAAATGCAAGCTCATCCTGTTTGCTCGACAACAGCGTTGCAACCGGACTCGACGGCTCAGGCACGCTCAACGGCTACAAGTACACGGCGACCTTGACCGACGCTTCGCACTACAGCATCAAGGCCGCTCCAGACCCCAACAAGACTACGGCGAATCGTTTCTTCTTCACCAACGAGACAGGCATCATTCGCTACGCACAGGGTTCGGCAGCAGGCGCAAACGACACTCCTCTCGGCCAGTAGTCCCACTCCAACGCAACGCAAAGAAGGCCACGTTCAAAGCGTGGCCTTCAACTCTTGAAAGGAGATTCAGTTATGAATTGGATTCTTGGAGTGTCGGCATTTATGGCGGCGTTGGCAGTGTTCGGCGTTCTCTACTTCGGATGGATGCTTGTTCGCATCAACTCGAAGCCAGCACCGAGGCAGTATGCAGGTGGGCGGACAGGGTACGTAAGCAATCAGGCCGGGTTCAGTCTCTTGGAACTAATGATCTGCTGTCTCATCGTCACGATTCTAGCTTCCATTGTTGCGCCTTCTCCGGTAGCAGTGAAGCGAATGATGGACGGTAGAGGAGCAAGGAATAGAGTGCAGGCAGTGAGGGACGCTAACTTGGCTCTCGCGATCTGCAATGCAAACAAGGTGTCATGTCCGGGAGTTGCTCCGATCATACCCGCAGATGGTACGGTCACAGTCGCCGGGACTTACACCTACTCGTACTCTACTAACGGAGCATGGTGGACGTTCTCAGCATGGCCAGCAGTTCCGGCAGGGAACCGCAGCTATTACGCGGACTCTACCGGGATTCTCAGGTACTCCGATACAACTGTAGCGGATTGGGCTTCTCCTCAGTTGCAGTGACCTCAGTTGCAGTGACCTCAGAGGCCGGAGCGTGTGCCCCACGTTCCGGCTCCCTCCCCGTATTGAATCCATTGTCACGATCTCGCGCTTCCCGGACGCGGCGCATCCGTGCTTCGATGTTATTGATGCGGAAGGTCCACTGCCGGATGCAGTTAGGCAGGTCCACTTCTAGCAGCGTCGTCTCTTCCGGCGACAATGAATTGCCAGTCTCCCGGATTACTTTCTCCAGACTCGTTGCGAGTCCGACGCGGTATTCATAACTCTTTCTTGTGTACTTGAGACGACGAAGGATGTCAGCCATTAGACGGACCTCTCGTATTGTTCCTGCCTCTCTTCTTGTTCGGCCAGCTTACGGACTTCTTCCGCGCGACGTTCTGCAAAGCGATCTCGCAGCCAGTCTTCACGGTATATCTGTGCGGTATGGCTGGTGATGATGGAAGTCTTCTTGACGAGCCACGGCGGAGAGCCAGGACTAGAGCGTTGAATGAACGACTCCGGCCAGATGGCCTCAGCTTGTTCTTTCGGCATGACCAGCTTGTACTGCGACCATCCGTACAGCGCGGATTCCTGGACAGCTTGAGTCATGGCGTTTAGCTTCTTGTTCTCTTCGTCGCTGGCGATCATGGCGACGTTGTTTGTGTTGCAGGCAAGGCAGCGCCACTCCCAATAGTTCTGCCCTTGCGCTTGCGGCAGAATGCAGGGAGTGAAGCACTGTTGACAGAGGAGCTTCTTCTCGTATTTAGGCGGCATCGCGAAGTTAGGATATGGCGGCATCGTCAGCGCGGAGATCATTTCCTTGTCGAAGAATAGCTGCGACTCACCGTTCACGTTGTACGGCGGCACGTTTTCGAGTGTTACCGCTCCGACGTTAGTCCAGACATTACCTTCCGAGTCCGGGATTGCTGTTGATGGCTGCCACGTCGGCAGCGAGTCCACGGAGTCATCTGGAATGACGGCTCCCGGACTCAGTTGATAGGTGAAGAACTTCTGCGTTGGCTTACTTGGAGACGGTAGAGGCTTCTTGTCGAACCATGACATTGAGCTTACCTCTTACGCTTGCGTACCCGCTCGACATGAATGTTCGTGTTGCCCTTTCTAATCGTGCGGTACTGCGGAGCACCGAGACGCTCTAGCTGGCGTTGAATGACTTCGATTGCGGTCTCTGCCTGATACAGACGACCGAACACGTCTGTAGCGCGGCGAGTGCTCAACGCATCGGCCTTAGAGACCAAGCATTCGAGCACCACGATTCGCCGCAGCAAGTCAGGGTCATGCGTGGACGCGAGACGCATTGAGTCTCTGGCGTATCTGACTAGCTTGTTCCACTCGCCGCGCGTAATAGGTTTCTTCATGCTGTCTCCGTTGCTGCGAACTTGACATTCTCCCCAACGTGAGGGACAGCGGGTATGCGGTACTCCGTTACGGGCGCGTCCGGCTCCGGCATCGGAATCAGCCGCAGGTTTGCAGGGACTTCCTCGCCGCATGTATGCGCGGTCAATCCGGCTGGCAATGGCTCGTTAACGGCTGGCTCCATTGGCGTTGAGTCCGCTAGTGCGGCCTCGTTATTGGCTTGGAATGCAGCGCGTAAGTCTGCGAGTGCGGCTCCCGGCTTCGGCAGGCGATCATGCTTGCCAGCTTTGATAGCGTCGGCCTCGCATTTATTGCCACAATACGAATACTGACGACCGTCCTGTAATCGAACGATGCGAGACTTCTCGAATATCTCAATGTCCGAGATAACGGGAGCATTCGGCTGTTGTCCGGCGATACCTGATTCAACAATCGTCCAGCTACGTTTGCATTCCGGTCCTTCACAATGGAATACGGTAGATGCTGTTTCTGTGCGTTCGACATTCATGCGGCCTTCTCCTGTAAGTGCTTTGAAGTGTTGTTCATTTGCTCGACGTGCGTTGCCCATCGGCAATTCGACGGCTCGTAATTGCCGTCATTGTTGATTCGGTCTAGCGTCAGACCTTCCGGCCTCTCGCCCATGTCCGCAAGGAAGTGCTCGAACACAAACCATCGGCTACAAATCCGAATACCTCTGCCTCCGTAGCGATGGAAGTCTCCACGCGCGGGATTGGTGCATCGTTGAATCATCCCGCTCCATGTACGATAAATCGGCGTGTTCGCGTGTCCGTGACTCAGGTTCGCCGTCCCGGAGAGACACCCGCAGTTACGGAATTGATTCCGCTTGTCTGGCCGGATGTTAGAACCCAAGCGGACGATCTTGTTACCGCAATCGCAGACACAGAGCCATCGCGGTTGACCCAGTTCGTTATTCCCAAGACGCTCAACAACAGTGAGTAGTCCAAATCTCTTGCCGAGCAGCGGGATTAGTGCGCGGCTCATGCGGCTTGTTTCAACTGATAGCGTCTCGGAGGCGCGTAGCTCGCGTCGTACCAGTTCTTGTTCCGTGCAACATCGTGAACGTGCTTCACTGAGATTGCGTGCTTCTTGCCGATCTCTTTCAACTTCACACCGTCCACGTAGTCTTTACGAATCGCCTTGACGATCTCTGCGTTGAGCTTCGTCGGACCAGTCCTACGCGGAGCTACCGGGATGTAGGTTTCGTCTCTCCATACACCATTTCTCGCAATGAGAGAGACGTAGGCCGGGGATGTATCGAACTTCTTAGCGATCTCGGCGTGCCTGATTCCTTCACCATGCAGCCGTCGAATCTCTCGCACTTCGGCCCAGGTCAACTTAGCGGCTCCATGATCTTCACCGCGCGCCACGACCTTGCGGCCTTTCGCGATCATGTCAGCCGTGTTGTCTTTATGCGTGCCGAGCTTCAAGTGTCCCGGACGGATGCAAGCCTTCACGTCGCACTTGTGCATGACGAGCCTGCCGGGAGGGATAGGCCCAATCCATAGCTTGTAGGCTTCCCGATGCGTGTAACAGTTGCCGACCTCGCCGTACCCGTTCGTGTACGTCGCGCCAGTCCAGACGAAGCACGCAGTCGGGAGCGTCGGGCTTACCCGCTTAATCTCGAAGTGTGTTGATAGCCGATCACGCAGGCTCGCATCTAGTTCCTCATCAGTCTTCTTATTCGCCACGGTCCTTTCTCCCGCTCATAAGCCACAAAGGAGAACCGGGAGCCTGTCTCTAAAGAACAACACTCCCGGTCAATAGCTATGAGCAAATCACCAAACGATGTGATACCAGTTTAGCTAACGTATCCAAACTGCCAAAGCATGTTAGGCCGCAATCTGGAGAGTACGGATGGATAGCCACCAGCGCAGCGCCACAGCGCGTAGCCGATATGACAATGAAGGGCGAGGATGTAAGTAACTACATCTCTAAACAGCGGGGTTTTATATCCAGTGTTTTGGTTCTATTTCGATTGAGATTACCTTATGTCAGAACTGGCCCATTTCGTCATAATCGCACTATCGCGTATAGTGCTGTATCTAAGCGACTTAGCGTAATGCAACCGTGACAGGTTGGCACTGTTCATTTCCGCCAACCGTGACAGGCTGGCACGGTTAGACTCGAAACAACCGTGACAGATTGGCACGGTTAATGGTAGCGTATCTACAAGAAACGAGGAGATATGGCGCGGCAGCGAGTAACACCCGGCTTTGTAATGGAACGCTTCAAGGCCGGAGGCAACGAGAAGCTAGTCCTACTCGCGCTCTTACATCGGCGTGAGCAGAACGCACGCGAGGAGTACACGAAGATTCCGGCAGAGCAACTCGCAGAACTCACAGGTCTGTCCGTCCGAACTGTCCGCCGCACGATCAGCAAGTTAGCCGACCGCCGCATCATCCAGGTACACACTGACAAGGGACGCAACGGCAACCGTTACAAGATTCACGCGGAAGACGCATGGCTCAAGCCAAAGCAAAAGCCCCGGCGCAAGGCCGAGGCTTCGGATACTGACTAAGGGATAGGGTAGCGATCTTACTTGAGGCCCGACTGAATCCATGCGTTCGCCGTCCGGCAGACTCCGCAACCTGCAATGTGCGTCTGCATGAACTCCGGCGCAACGTCTTGCTTCTTCGCCACCGGGCACCATGCGGGATACTTGCCTGCCGCCCGAAGCATTAATAACTCGCGCATCTCATCCGGCATGGCAATCTTATCGTTATCCCAACGGAACACGGTCTGCAACGTGACGTTGAGCTTCCGCGCCACACCCTCTTGCGCGAGGCCGAGCTTCTCCCGCAGAGGCTTTAACTTGTTATCAATGCGTTCTGTAGCCATGCTGTGCATTATCTCCTATGACGTGCGTCTAGGTCAATGACCTAGCAGTAGATTAGATAGACGACGCCCACAATGGACGCCAGGACGAGCAAGACTCCGAACCATCCAGCCGGAGTCTTGGGAGCCGTTGAATCAGACAACTCGTAACCCCGTGTCGTGTTCCGCCACCAACGCGCGATCATTTGCCACCCGCTTTAGAACGATGACCGAGACAACGGATGAACAAGAAGTTCACCCAAAAGAGGAGAATGAGCGATTGCGAAGCAATCGTTACAAGGCATACATACGTAAGAGAGATGAGCGAGTACCGCCACCAACGCGAGAGAATCAATTCATGTCTCCTCTTGAAGCATAGATGTCCGCGCACACGCACGGAGCCTCGCCACAATCTAGGCATGGCCCCGCCGTGATCTGTCTGAGGATAGCCGCGTGCTTCGCATTGCAATCATCGCAACGCGAACCCGCTGCAATGACCGTCTGACAGTGCATACAACGCGGCGGCATGAGATGAGTGCCGTGTAGTGCTTTCACTAGAACACCTCCGGCACAGTGAGGCCCATGATCTGAAACGTCCGCCCGGTAGCTTGGCCGAGTTTATGTCCGGCCATGCAGCACGCGCACTTGCCAGTTACCGCGTCCAGCGCAACGATCTCGACGTGCTCCATGAGGCACTCGCCGCAATTCGTCTGCGCCCGTTTCTCTGCGCCTGCGCCGATCATCATTTCGTGATGATGGCGCACACGCTCACGCCATGACTCAGCAAATGGAGAATGAGGCATAGGAGTAATCTCTAGGAACTGCAACGGACAAGAGACTTCCGCAGGACCGTGCGCTTCGCTCGTTTCCTTGTAACCCCACCCGAACCTGCGTTCTGATTCGAGCATGTACAAGCCGATGAATCGCGCGTTCCGATCTCCTGATACGTGTTCCCAAACAACCCACAAGCAACGGCCTGCAACCTTGTGAGCAACAGCAGAGTACTCGTCAGGCTTGTCTCCGCCCGACAGAATCGCCTTAACGATGTCTGCCTTACTCGCGCCCTTAATGAAATCGTATCCCATGCAATACCTCTTTCTGATTCGCTAGGCGAATCGCCGGAGAGACTCGCGAGAGTCCGCCCGACATCGCGCCTAACTCTTGCTTGCCAGTTCTCTCAAGACGTGCGCCATGCGCCGCTGTAACTCGTTACACAGTTCTTCGTCTTCACGGAGAACTACGGCAAGATTGCGAAGCATGACTCCCTTGCTGTAGAGGCCGCGTGCATCTGCCGCAATCGCAGTCTCTTCGAGCAAGCACAGCAAAGGATTCGCTTGTGGTGTTTCCGCTTTCTCTCTCGCATCGTCTGCCGCGTGCCTTGCCTCAAACCATCCCTCTGTACCTTTACGCATATATCCTCATTTCTGAATCGCTAGACGATTCGCCGGAAGGATTCGCTCGAATCCGCCCGACACTGCGTCTAGTTCCCTTTGCAAGTAATCGTTATATGCGTCGTGTTCTCGAACGTCTGTACAACGGGTTCGTGTTCGTCTTGGCATTCGACGGATACAGAGCTATTAGAGAGTTTGCGTGTCTGGACGGTCTCAGCGTTGTCTGTGCGATAGGCACAATAAGCACAGAGGCACAACATCCCAATTACGAGAAGCATAGTCTTCATAGCGCGAGCAACTCGACTTGCAATGAATTGACCGCATCGCGCACGTTATTCTTGGAGTCTTGCGCGGCACGCAAGAAGTTAGGCTTGTCTGCGGTCTTTCCGGCCTCTTTCTGCCAGATAGACTCAAGCAACGCGGCAATCTCTTTCGCCATACCGTGCGAAGAGAACGGCAACTGCATGAATCTGGAAAGCAACGCAGCGTCTATGCCGTCCAGCGTGGTACAGGTTCCGATGAATAGCGTTGACGGCGGAAAGGCCGTGCGGTCTGTCTTAGACAGCAACGCCATCTGTGCGGCCTTGCTTGCCGCGTGTATTTCGTCAATGAGAACAACGTGTAAGGTGTTATTGCGCGGTACGTAGTGGCATTGGCGTGCAACGTCTTCGATAGTGGCGAGATTGCACGATTGACTAGGAATATGATGCAACTCTCCGCGAATCATTTCGCACAGAGCTAAGGCCGCGCTTGTCTTGCCTGTACCGCTTGAGCCAACGAAGAGGAACGCGGCATTAGGAAAGGGTTTCGCAGCAAAGTTAGTGAGCACGCGCTTAGGCTTGTCGAGTCCTACAAACTCGCCTAGCGTGCGCGGACGGTACTTCTCAGACAGTGAGGCAGGAAAGACCATGCTTTCCTGCCCGGCATTAAATAGACTCATTACGCGGCCTCTCTTTCCTGTTCTACTTCGGACGTGCTTTCCCTCTGGTTTGCGGCATCGTTGCGGGAGATGTAGTCAGCGGCTTTCTGTGCGGCAGAGGCAGCGGTAAGGATTAGCTTGCTATCTCCGCGTAGGCGAGTAATCCAATTCTTGAGATACCCGGCGGAGTTTGGTAGTGTCTCGCGTTCAATTCCGGCCAGACCGCAGAGGAACGCGGCAGACATCTCCGCAATTAGTTCCTCTTTCGAGTACGACTCACTGCCAAACTGTGAATGGTTATCGAACGACTCACGATGCAAGCGCGATTCGTGCCCGGTAGCGTGCGCTAGTTCGTGAAACAGTGTCGAGTAATACTCTGCCGGAGAATGGAACGCAGAACGGGCAGGCAATCCGACACAATCCGCGCTAGGCCGATACCATGCCGCGTCCGATTGCTCGAATCGTGGCGGAGTGGGCATAGACTCCGCCAGTGATTCAGCGGCCTCTATAGCTTGGAACGAGTCGCGCTTGTTCCTCTCGAATACCGCGCGAGCAATGTTAATGCCGTCCGTCTGATTCAGATTGAACACGCGGTAATAGCGCAAGAGAAACGGTTTAGACAGCTTGCCAGTCTTCGCGTTTAACTTCTCTTGTCCGACGTTCCAGAACGTCACTAGGCGAGACTTCTCGCCTTGCTTCACACGTCCGCCTAGCTTGTTCGCCTGATTCAGAGTTAACCAGTACTTCGACTCATACCCGGCAGTTGCAAGCATGAAGACGTTAATGCCGCGATAGGCTTTCTGTGACATTAGGTTGCAAGGCAGATTGCTAGTCCACGGTTTGCGCCACGGTACAACGCCAGATTCGAGAGACTGAATAATCTGTTCTGTAACGATCTCGTATACGTTCGGCATGGCTATGCGGCCTCTCTTTCCCATTGCAGTCCGTAATGTTCGGCACAAACTGGCCCATAACCGTTCGCAGTACTCCGCGCATCGGTTAGCTTGAGATTGCAGAAGCAACAGTTACCCGTTAGCATTCCGTATTCGCGTGCGGTCTCTACAGGGCTTGTGGCGAGTTTGAGAAGCACGACGAAGACTTCGCGCGTTGCGGAGTCTGTAGCGTGAAAGAGGCCGTGTGAGTCAATCCGTCCGAAGTAACGGTTAGCTGCGAATGGTCCGCCGTCCGTTACCATAATCTGTCCGAAGTACTTGCTGCGTTCGCCTGCCCTTGCCAGAACAACAGGCAAACCAAACGGAGTTTGTAGGCGAATCTTAGGCCATTTGAGCTTGTGCGAGATTGCTTGCTCAAATAGCGCATAGACTCCGCGTGCATCTAACTGCGCGTGTCCAACGTATGCCATTACGCGGCCTCTCTTTCTGCCTGTAGCTTGGCGAGATACGCTTGCGCGGCCTCTGCTACTTCGTTCGTAGCATCGGCCTTGCTCACGTTCGCGGGAATGCGCTGGAACGAAGAGAAGACCGGAGACTTAGTTAGGTCTAACGTGTTGCTGTACTCCATTGGCTTGTATCCTTTCGGAATAGCGTTCTAACTACGCTGACACATTAACGTGTGTCTATACACTTCACAATGGTACATCCGTACCAGTGTCTAACCTATTGGCTAGACGCAAGTTAATTGATATGATGTAGTACGAAGACTACCCGGAAAGAGGCCGCAAACCGATGGATAGACGCAGCAAAAGCACTGCTAAGATTGCACTTAGACAGATATTGAGAGATTCACAGAGCACGGCGCGCGAGAAACTAGAGGCCGCATCTTTACTTATGCAGATAGACGGCGAACGAAAGAGCGCGGAGACTGGCCGGAAAGCACGAACAAGATCAACAGGACTACGTGAGTTACTACCTATAGAGAAGACCTAAGACCTAGAGTAGATCGTACTGGCCGGTTAGCGGACGCGGCACGCGTCCTTATGTATCGGCCTCTGTGCATCGGCAGTGAGTCCGACACGCGCAACGAATCATTGTGCAATCTGCCGTGAGACCGTCCGCAGACTGCCTGTAAACTCCTACCATAGACCGTTCAGTACTTCACTGAGTACTCGTAGCTTGCCGTCTATGTCCTGCCTTATCAGTAGCTTAGAGTTATGGGACTCCCGGTCTTGAGTCGAGGCCGTGGGCTATCCCGCCCCAGGCGTAGGGGCCTGTCACGGTATCTTACCTGGCACAATCTGGTTCCATCCCGGTCAGCTACCACCCTCTTTATGGTCCCATCGTGGTCAGTGTTCCACCTATGAGCCTCTATCTGGTTCCATGTCATTATATAGACACACGTTACTCTATTCTCTTATACTAACCTCAAGTAGAAGTACTCCGCTTATGTGAAGCATTCGCTTCGCATCATGCTTAACGGGAGACGCTTACCCTCGTGGTATGCCCTAGCCGTTTCGTCCCGGCCCCGCTCTTGCGGGAAATATCCCATCTCTTCTCAGCACCATCTCTCCGAGGCATACCAATGTCCGACAACATCTCCGCTCCTAACTCCTCCCCGGCTGGCGAAGTCTTCGCTCACCGCGCGTCCGGCCCTCTTCTGACTTGGATTAAGTCCCTAGACAGCCGACTCAAGGCTGCCGAAGCTAAGGCCGCAGACCTGGAGAAGAAGGTAGCCGCTTCCTTCAAGCACGTTGGAGCCAAGTTCTAACCCGATCTCTACCGGGTTCGGTGAGACGGGGAAACCCGGACAATGCGTCCGGCATATAACCGACTGACCTTACCCGACCAGTTTAGTAAATCCCATCACTCAATCGTCAGGAGACCCTTGACGCTTCGCGGAGAACCCGCAAGGAACATTCCAATGATTAGCGCAGGCATCTCTTACGCATCACCGTCGAAGGTTGGCGGAACTGGCACCACGGAGAAGGTATTCCCCTCTCTGTTGAGTGCTCTAGTCCCGGCAGGTCTCGAAATCCCTCAGTCGGCCAACGGCCAGATCATCTCCGTCAAGGCAGCCGGAACTCTGTTTGTTCACGGTACGTCTCCGACAGTGAACGTCGTTCTACAGTCCGGCAGTTCGTTGACCGGAGCCAGCAACACGACCGTTTCCACCGGAACATCGGCCCAGGCTCTAACGACTGGCGCTAACTATCCGTGGGCTTTTGAAGCCGACATTCAAGGCGATCAGGCATCAGGCGTCGTGCAGGTAGTGAACGCAAAGCTAGTCGTGAACGGCACGTCCGTTGCACTGACCAACACTTCGCTAACAGCCATCGTCTACAACGGAACAGGCGCAGCTTACAACCTTGTAATCGGCGTCACGTTCGGCGTATCGGACTCGTTGAACACCGCTGCATTGCAGCAGTTCAGCGCAGCATACGCATCGGCCTAAACGAGTTAGAGCCTTCCGCAAGAGGAAGGAGCAACGGCAGTCTTGGAAGGGAACTGAATCGAGACTCCGTAAGGTAGCCCCTCTTGTGATTCACATCTCCTCTTATGCGCGTACTTGTCGCACTCGAATCTTGCCTCAAGTTCTCAGCGCGAGCGCAACTCTGCATCAACTCTTGGGCACAGGAACTCCCACCCGGCTATGACTTCAAAGTCTTCACCGGACAAGTTCTCAACGTTCCCGACGATTACTACTCGCTCTGCATCAAGACGAAAGCAATCGCCGCATACGCACTCGCCCATGAGTACGACTGGCTCTTGATAGTAGACGACGACGTTTATATCAGGACTCAGCAGCTAGTAATCCCCAACGCCCACTACGCAGGAATGATTCTCCCGCGCGGCATCAACACTGGCACTCAACAGCCATATTGTTCAGGCGGAGCTTACTGGCTCTCACGCAAAGCACTCACCATCATCGCTAACGCGCCACTCTCTCACGAGACCTACGCGGAAGACCGATGGACAGGCGCAGCACTCGCCCACCACGGCATCACTCCTCACGACTTGCCGGACTTCACGATTGAACCTTGTGAATGCGGCCAGTGTGACGCACAGCCTCTCTCACCGGACTGGACAGTCCAGATGCAAATCACTACGCGCGAGAAGTACATCACCGCACAACACACACACTATGCCCACCGAACAAGAACGAGCAGACCTTTCCAGACGACGCGGACAGACCGCAGCCGGGATTAAAGACTCCGACCAGCGCCGCAAGTTCGTCGCAGCGCAAGGCGAAACCGACCGCAAGGGCGGCGGAGACTCTGAATACGCTGGCTTGAATCAATCGAATCAGAACGAGCAGAACAAGCAGGCTCTTGGCGGAATGCTCGGCTCCATGAAACACGGCGGCACAGTCCACAAGACCGGACCCTACTTGCTACACGAAGGCGAGACGGTAGTTCCGAAGGATAAAGCAATGTCTAAGAAGAACTCCAAACCGAAGCACGGAATTAAGCACACACATATTGAGCACCACACAGACAAGTCGCACACCATTCGTCATTCGATGATGGACGGCAGCGAGCAGAGCGCCGCAACCCCGGACGATGCCGGAATGCTGGAACACATGACCGACGCAATGGGCAGTGAAGCACCCGCCCCCGCACCCGCCGACGCAGCCGCACCGATGGCAGCCCAGGCTTAAACCTCTCCCGCAGTCCCGGTATGAATGGCAACCGCACAGGTAATCTACGATCACACATTCAAAACCAAGAGCGAGCGCGATGAGTTTCCTTTCGACGTGTGGCAAGAAGCACGCGAGAAGTGCAAGCGCGATCTCTGGTATCTCTCGCAGATTCTAGCGAAGGAAGAGATTGGCAAGTCGCATAACCTTCTCATCGAACGAGTCCACAAACCTATTTGCGAACTCTTCGTTCACAAAGACCCTTGCAAGACAATCGCGGAGCAAGACCTTCAATACAAAGACCGCTTGCTTCTCTATCCGCGCGGCACGCTCAAGAGCACGATTGACCGCTACGATGCAGTCCAGTGGATTCTATGTTTCCCGGACATCCGCATCCTGATTCTCACTGGCGAAGCGAAGCTCGCTAAAGACTTCGTTCGCCGCATCAAGAACCTCTTCCGAGTCCGCGAAGGACACGAGAGCCTATTCCAAAAGCTATTCCCGGAATACCTCATCGGAGAAAACGACCAAGAATCAGACGAGAAGTTCTATTGCCCATGCCGCGAGGCCGATCACGAACCGACCGTATGGGCTAACTCAATCGGCGCGAACCTCTCCGGCTGGCACTGCGACGTAATGAAGTGCGACGACGTTCTCACCGACGAGAACAGCCGCACGCAAGACGGACGCGAGACTCTCCAGATTAAGTTTGACACCGTAGGTGAACTACTTGAACCGTGGGGATACCGCGACATCATCGGCACGCGTTACGCGCCCGACGACCTCTACGGCGTAATCATCAAGCGCAGCACGGAAGAATCTAACCCGCTTCTCTATGCTTGCCAGTCTTCGTGGAAAGTGAAGGCACACGCGGTACAGAAGAACATCTTTGAACTAACTCCCGAAGACGTAGACCTGCTATTCGCGGAGAAGCTCCCATTCAAAGTGCTTCGCAAGAAGCTACTCAGCAACGAAACAGTATTCCGCTGCCAGCAGCTAAATGAACCAGTCGCAGGCAGTGACATCACGTTCGATTTGGACGTGCTTCACGCGCACCAATGCCAACTCTCAGCAGTCCCGGACCAAGGAACCATCTTCGTCTCTTGGGATTGGGCAATGTCCGGCGCATCTTCCGGCGATATGTCCTGCGGAGCAGTCGGCAAGGTCACGGAAGACGGCAAGCTATTCATCCTGGAGCTAGTCTTCGGACGCTTCAAGCCAAGCGAACTCGCATTCCAGATCGTCAACCTCACCAAGAAGTACGCACCTAAAGTCACGGTCATTGAGAAGTCCAACGGCGCGGAACTCCTGCAACTAGAGATTCAACGCCAAGCAATGCTCTACAACGTCGCGCTCAACATTCATTGGGCAGTTGTCTCCAACGAGAAAGACGCCAAGCGCAATCGCATCAAGGGACTCGAAGTCCTACTCAACTCCAACCGCCTATGGTTCGCACCCGGCCCCTGGATTGACAAGACATTCGATCAGTTCCACCGCTACACAGGCGAACGCAAGAACAAAGGCCGTCACGACGACATCCCGGACGCCATTGCTTACTTGCAACTCTTCGTTCCTTCCAACGTCGCCATGACTGACGACGAGAAGAAAGCAGTGGACGACGAAGAAGAGAAGCGCATAGCAGAAGAACGCGCTCGCGCTTACCACGCAATGATGTTCGCCACTCGCGGCGATAACGACCCGACAGACGAACTACTTCCAACGATGCCCGACCGTACTCCCCGCTCTGCCCTTAACGACGTGTTTGGGGGAAACGGGATGCACGTTTAACTAAATGCCGACACTGAATCTACAGCCAGCAGCGGAAATCACAGAGCAGAGCATCAAGCGCGATCTCGAATCGGGCTTGCTCATGTTTGACGACCCATCCGCACTAAAGCTAGTGCTGGACGACGCCGCTACTTGCGACAACTTTATTACTCAGAACAATTGGGCGGCAGGCTGGGACCAAGCAGCAATCATCCTCCAGTCACCAAAGAATGCTTCCGTATTTGAAGGCAGTTCCGTCGCGCGTGCAAACGTAAGCGACTTCATGCTGTCCGACATCATCTCGTCACTCGTTCCTAAGATGATGGGCGGCATCTTCTACGGAGACCCTCCGTTCATTCTGCGTCCGCGTCCCGGCACATCGCAGGACATCATCCGCGCGAAGTCCGCTCTCTTCTCCTTCCAGCTTGACGACATGAAGTTTGAGGAAGAAGTCGAACGCGGCATTGAGCAGATGGCCCTGTTCGGCACAGGCATTTGGAAATACGGGTGGATGGAAGAGACGCGCAAGGTCAAGACCTACAAGCGCGTTGAGAAACCTCCGACGATCAAGACCCCGTTTATGACGCACGACGTTCATACGGAAGGTTCTGACCAATTCACCGTCACTTACGACGACAAACAGATTCAACGTCCGTGGCTCAAGTACTGCGACATCCGCACTGTACTCGTTGACCCCGGATGCCGTTACGGAGACATTCGCCGCGCGAAGTACGTTGTCTATCGCGACTACGCGACCTACGACGACCTAAACGCACTACGCGGACTAGAAGGCTACGACATTCCTTCGGAAGAAGTTCTCAAGTCATTCTTCTTGCGCCCGCAGGGTATTCCAGGTGGCGACAACCTTCCGATGGTTATCCCGGCTACGATGCGTGGCTGGCTACAAGCCGCACTCCCGCGTAACGTCCGCTCAACAGCAGACCCGCTCGCTAACGGACTAGAAATCCTAGAGCGTTGGGACTCAGACCGCGTAATCGTGGTCCTCCGTCACCAGGACGACAACATTCTGATTCGCAATGAAGCGAATCCATTCGCCAAGATTCCGTTCTTGTCCGCCAACTGGCGCAACATTCCTGATTCGTTCTACGGACAGGGACTCGGCCTCATCGTGGGCGGCAAGCAACTAGTCAAGCAGGGAGTCTCCAACCTCTCGCTCGACATGATGGCTTACACGTTGAACCCCACGACCCTTCGCAAGAAGGGATGGAACACTCCCTCGCAGAACACGCGTGTTCGACTAGGCGGCATCATTGACGTTGACGCCGACGACGTAGGCAAGGCATTCCAAGTTCTCGAATTCCCCGAACCACCGCAAGTCGCGTTCTCCTTCATGCAACAGATGATGGCCGACGCGCAGACCTCTTCCGGCGCAAACGAACAAGTATCAATGGGCGCTGGCAGTGCAGGCGTCAAGACAACCGGAATGCGTACCGCATCCGGCGCAAACGCAGTCGTCGCAGCCAACGCATCACGTCTCGACGGCCCAACGATGCGCTTCATCCGCCAAGTCTTCGTACCGTGGCTCTGGCAGATGGACGACCTCAATAACGACCTACTCCCGACTTCCGTTCTCCGCGACGTATTGAACGAAGAGATGGGACAGCAGTTCAAGGTAGATCACGAACAGTTCCGCAAGGCCAAGATTGAATACGAAGTGCTGGCCGGAGCCAAGCTCGGCGCGAAAGCGCAGATGGCGCAGTATCTACCGTTCGTTGAACAGATGATGAACAACCCGACGATTGTGCAGATGGCGCACGACCAGGGTTACAAGTGGAACTTCGTTGCGTTCTTCAACGCAATGTCCGACCTCGCAGGCTGGAAGTTCTCGCAAGACTTCCTAGTCCCGATGAATCCGCAAGAGAAGCAACAGTCGCAAGCCAACTCCCCGGCAGCATTGCAGGCACAGAAAGGCCAGCAAGTCGAGGCACTCGAACAGAAGAAGTTCGAGAACAAGGAACAGTTGCAAGAGGAAGGGCAGCTTGGACGCGCAGGCGGAGAGCTTATGCGTCAAGCAGTCGAACAATCGGGTGAAAGCGAAGCCGTGAATGGCGAACCCGGCAGTAAAGGATTCGGCAGCAACGTAGAGGCGTAATGCAACAACAACAGCCAACAGAGCTAACCGTTAACGAACGCAACTTCATTGCATCACTCGTAGAACACGCTGGCTATCCCGTTCTCCAGAAGATCATTGACAGCGTATGCCAGCAAGCAACAGCGGAAGTCGTGAGAGTCCCACCGGACGCACCGAACCGCCGACAGCTAGTCAACGAGCTTCAATCGAATGCTTACGCGATGAATCAGTTCGCAGCGCGAGTACTGAAAGACATTAAGTTCCAAGTTGAATCCGCATACGCGGGAGTTGTCAACCAGGAACCAATAGAACAAGTCCTAGACCCGGCGTAGATTGACGCCGTAGAGGAACATGACAGAAACACAGACCGAAGTAATCAACGGAAATCCCGTTGAAGTGCAGGTAATCCCGGCTGGCAATCCCACCCAGGAAGAAGCAGTAGACATCCCCGGACTGTCTTATAACCAAACAGACGGAACGTGGACAGCAGAAATCGCCGCAGCAGACGGACGACCTCAGCGTTTCACTGCGCCTACGCGCGTGAAGCTAATAGCGGAGTTGATGAAGGCAAAGGCTCACGCCGACAGCCACATTCAACGCCTAAAGTCCCGTCCTAGTCCGACGCCGAAGCGAAACGAAGTCCAGCCTCTAACCGTGGACGATGAGTTTCAGCTTGGCATCGAGCTACAAAACCCGGCCACTGCGACGAAAGCGATCAAGCGCGTTATCGAATCCGAAGTAGCACCGGAACGGTACAAGGCGCGAATCCTACAGGAGACTTATACCTTCCTGAATCGTCACGTCGAAGACTTCTACAACTGCGATGCAAATGGCATCGCGCTCACCGATTGGCTCAAGGCCAACGGTTACGAGTACACAGCAGACAACCTAGAGATTGCGTTCGAGGAATGTCAGGGCAGATTGGCCCAACATCCGCGAACGACGCAAGAACAAGTAGTAACTCAGCAGCAACCGGAAATCCCGGTCGAGCAGCAGAGACCCTCACGGTCAGCGCCCTCCAGCATTCAGCCAGGACAGTTCTCAGGCAATCGTCCGGCGAATCGCCAGAAGGGGCTTACTAAGCAGGATTACATAAAGATGGGCAGAGAGAACCCCGCAGAATACCGCCGACACATGAGCAATCCTCAGCTACGCGCGGAACTAGAACGTGTTCTCAACAGCTAATCCCTCCTGAAAGCCAAACGAAATCAAGTAGGTAAACCATCATGGGTGCAAATCCATCAGTAGGAAACGTCGGGAATTCGCTCACGTCACAGGCAATCCTGTTCGACAGCGAACTCATCCCGAACTTGAAGGGGCAGACTAACGCTTTCTTCAAGATGGCGATCAAGCGTATGCAGCCGACTGGCAGCGGTATCAACCGCAACTTCTTCCAGTACAGCACGCTTGGCGCAAACGTAACGCCAACCACAGACGGAGCAATCGGTAATCCGATCTACGTTCCGCAGAACACTTCCGCCGCGCAGTTGGCAGAATGGTCTGACTATACGAACTTCTCTGCGTTTCAAGTGGCCTCGTCCATTGATAACGTCGTAGGCAATTCCGCAGTTGAATTGGGCTACCGCGCAGGGCAGTCGCTATCGGAACTGTATTCTACGTTCTTCGACGCATTGGTCAACGTGGACTCCGCAGTCAACGCAACTGGAGCAGCTTCCACGAACCCGCTGGACCTGCCGACCGTTCGCACGCTCAAGGAAGAACTGGTTTCGATCAACGTAATGCCTGTCCACACCGAAGGCGAGTACGTCGGTGCAATCAGCCCCAACGTCGTGAACGACATCCTTAACGGCCAGACCGTCAACGCTTCGCTGATTGATTGGGCGAAGTATGACAAGGAACGCGCGAAGGACTTCGAGCGCATCGCCTCTGGCGACCAGCTTGTTCCTATCCGCCTCCAGACAACGGGTGTGTGCTTCTACCAGACTCCGTTCGTCACCAAGACGCCTAGCTTCTCTGGCGGCAAGACTGCATATCGCACTTACATCGCAGGCGACTACGCCGCAGTTGGCGTGTGGCTACCTGTGCCGGGTGACACCGACATGGGCGAAAGCGACTGGCGCGACATCTCGTGCAAGGTGGTCAAGAGCCTGCCCGATTCATCGTATGACCCGACAGGGACAATCGGTGCGTTGGCAAGCTACCGCTTCCACCAAACAATCACAGGCCGTCCTGTAACCGGGACCAACACTCAGAGTCTCCGCTACATTGACTCTGTTCCAGCAATTCAGTAACGGAACCACAGCGAGGGGAAGTCTTCGGACTTCCCCATTCGCATTTCACTCCGCAGTTCCCTCAGAGATTAAATGAGCGATCACAAACCAGCAGACATTACCTCGCGTCTTGATCTTGCAGCGACCGAGGCAGCAGTTAAAGAGATTCTGAAAGACGGCACGCCGAAATGGGTGTCGCATCCCGAAGACTTCCGCAGCATGGCGCAAGAAGTTCTGGCGGAAGAGAAAGAGCATTCCGACGAGATGGCACGGCCATTCGCTCTTGAGGATAGAGACATCCTCACAGACGAGAAAGCGCGACTCGTCAACTTCATGCACGCGCTCAAGTTCATCCGCATTCTTGAGAAAGAGTTTCGCATCTACAGCGAAGTGCGCGTTGGAGTGAAACCGGGCACAGCCGGGTTATGGGTGCTTGACCCAAAGCAACCGCGCAAAGGATTCCAGTATGTGTGCTTCATCCAAGTTCCGGTCATGCCGGAATGGGACTTGATGCACGTTGATTCACACGGCCTATCACAAGGCCACGCGGCACGCGGATGGCGAACCGTCCTGGCGTGTCTCATCGAGAAGTACATCATCACCGAACGCAAGGTACATGAAGTCTTCGGAGAGGCAGCGATACGAGAGCACACAAGCATCTATCGCGAGACTCTTTACGAACTACGACACAGGGAGAACATCGCAGCTTAAACGACAATGAGCGACAAACAAGTAGTGCCCAACGCAGTGAAAGACCCGGAGCTTTACCAGATCATGCTCCAGCGTGAGCAGCGCGAGGCCGAAGAGTACACGCAGCGACAGGCCGACCGCGCAGCAGCAGAGACGGCGAAGAAGGCGAAAGATAACAAGCGCGTCCTAAACGACAAGCGATCAGCAGAGAAGGTCATTGCAGACCAGAAGGTTTGCAGTCACTTGAAGGGCGAAACAGCATTCAAACGTCCGCATAAGGAATTCAACATCTACGCGCATCAGTTGCCAGACGGCGCAGTGTTCATTCGTTGCCGCAACCGTTGCGGCATGAAGTGGCAGCAAGGCGACACGCGCGAGCATCTCTTCCGCAAGGGCAAGAAGTTCCCGAACCACACTGGCCTATCGTTTGACGATATGTGGCGTCGTCTGCCAGAAGATTCATTCAGCCGTTCGGAAATGCAGTTGCAGACTCCAGTTGTGACCGTCGCATCGGACAGTCTCAGCAACGACGAACTAGTCGCAGCCTAAAGCATTCCGCAGTTCTCACCTATCCAAGCACCTCCGCATAGGAAACAACCGAAATGGGAAACAGTTCGATTCAACTTCAATCAGAAGTTGATGTCGCGCAGACATTTGGCGACATCGCTCCAGTTCTCAACGTGGCAGGGGCTTCGCTCCAGCCTGCGTTGACTATCGCCAATAACGTGATGAATGCGTTTCTGGCCGAAGAGACTCCGTGGAAGTTCAATCAGATTCTCATTCCGGTCTTCTATACAAACAATCAACAGCAAGACTATGCCGTCCCAGGACTCACGACTCTCGCGTGGCTCCAGGGCGGCATTGCTATTGATATTAACTCCGGCGCAACTCCGAAGCCGTTTCGTCTAATCGAAGTCAATCGCGATCAGCGCCAGCAGACGGCAACCACATTCACCAACGCATTCCAGAGTCCTCTCTTTGAAGTGAACTGGCTTCCCAACGACCAGCTTTACTACGGCGTGTGGGGAAGCAATGGCGCATCGCTCGGCAACGACCCCGTTGCAAATAGCGTCTATACAAGCCCACTTGGCGCTCCCTCCAATCCAAGCAACCCCATCACACAGATTCAAGATGCGAACGGCAACTTGCTCGTGCTCACGACATACGGGCATGAAGGTTCTGCCGCTCCCGTTCTTCCGGCGAAGTCCGCAGCAGGGACGACAGTCTCCGGCTCCGGCGCTACGACTGTCTGGACAGTGGCAGACCCGAAGGGACAAGGATTCCGCCTCTCTCCCCCGGCTCCTACTTCTTCAATCGCATGGCAGATTCGACTTGTTGGGCAGGCGCGTCCCGTTCGATTCACTTCGCTCTCTCAATATCTGGACCCGATTCCCGACGACTTCGAGCCTCACTTTCAAGCTGGCTTCATCGCACAGTGCTACCGCTTCTCACCGGAAGCCAAGATTCGCGCCAAGTTCAAGGACGAATGGGCGCTATGGCTCCAGTCTCTTGCGAAGGCACGCCAGAAGACAGAACACGAACGCGACGAATACGGATTCGTTCCCGATTGCTCAATCACTGGCGGAGGTGGACGAAACACCAACGCAGGTTATCAAGGTCCGCTTAATCCCTACTGGCCGTAAAGGAATTCAATGGCACTAACTCTCGCAGATACGATTGCTTTCGCTACGCCATTCCGTCGAGGAATGTCCGCGACTCTTGGCACGTCCAATCAACCCGCGCTAGGCATCGCGTCTATCGTTCGCAACATCATTCTCGCCGCGCCGTTCACATGGCGATTCAATAGAGGCTCGGCAACTTTCCTGACGGTATCCGGGACGCAGGACTACGCGCAGACGATCTCGACATTCGGTTTCTTGGAGGCAGCAACCCTTCAACTGGCAGCGACGATCACGAACGTAGCAGGCGACGGAACAACAGCGACGATCACCGCAGCGAACTCACTCAGCAGCGGACAGGCGTTCACGATCTCCGGCCTCACGCACACAGGATTCAATGTCAGCGGCACGATTCTCAACGCGACTTCGACGCAGTTTACATTCGCATCAGCAGTCTCGCAGGCTTCGATAGCGGACTCCGGCACAGCCGTTGCAGGTCCGATCATTCAGATTAAGGACATCTACAACACGGAAGTTCTCGCACCTGCCAGTGAGCAGGCGCGTCCGAACGCGATCTGCGTGCTCCAGGACAACGGAGCCAACTCCTACACATTCCGTTTCATGTCAGTACCGGACAAGACCTATCAAGTGCAGTTGGTATTCCAGAAAGGTCCGGTTCAGTTCGCAGCAACTAGCGACGGATGGGCACCGATTCCCGACGCCTTCTCCGACATCTTCAACAATCTCTTTCTCGGCTACTACCTCGACTCCTGCCAAGACCCGATAGGCGGTCAGTACATCGCACGCGGCGGCGCAGCACTTCTAGCGAAGGCCGAAGGCTTGAGCGAAATGGATAAAGCGATCTTCATGCAAGCGTTCTTGAATCTCGACGCAGCGCAGATCATCGCGCAGCTTTCGGCGCAGCAAGGAAGGCAGGCAATGGGTGCGAAGTAAATGGCAGGTCTACTCGAATCAGCAGGCGCACAAAGCGCCACAGCACCGCGCGGGAAACCAATCCACGTCGCGCGTATGGAAACAGGTCTGTTCACGAATCGCAGCGCACTTCACGATTCAGCGCAATACGTTATCAGCAAGTTCTATGGCGGTTATATTGATGCGCTCCTAGACGGAAGCAACATGGAAGTGAGCAACGCGCTCACTCTGATTCGCCGTGCAGGTCTATCGCAATGGTCTAACCAGACAATCACGGAAGCACCGAACTGGTTCTATGAATTCCGCAAGCTCGACAACTCCATTGACATCATCGTAGACACGCCTGTTGCGTCCTACTTCGTCACTCCGACATCGAAGACTACCGTCTTCACCAAGAGCGGCGGAGCAGGTCAAGGCTACTACCAGGGCGTAGGCAACACTCTTTACTACGGCGATGGAATTGACCTCCAGAAATGGGATGGCACGACCGTCTGGAATTGGGGTATCGCAACTCCGCTTCTCGCTCCCAAAGTTCTCATCACTGAATCTACTGGCTCCTCGACAACTTGGGTTCCCAGCACAGTCATGTCCGCGATGGGCATTCTCGTTGACGGCAACGGCAACGTACAGCAACTCGTTAGTGTAAACGCAGACGGCTCGAATCCTAACTCGCGCTTCGGACTCTCCGGCAACGGAGGCCCAAGCTGGAACCAAACTCCAGGGTTAACGACAACAGACGGAACGGTCACTTGGAAGAACTTCGGTCCAATCGCTGTCTGGACAGCAGCTACGGTTTACAACAGTGCATCAGGCTCAAGCGGCGGCGGCACTGCGATCAATCCTTGCATCATCTATGACCCGACGACGCAGTGTGCCTTCTTCACGGCAACTCCAAGCAACGCACAGGGAACATCAGGCAACGCGAAGCCATCCTTCCAGGCAACATTCGGATGGAACGTGCATGACCCGGCAGGTGGCAACTCACCGCCAAACGTAAAGTGGTGGTGCTTGATCGGCGCAGCCGGGAAAGTCCCTCCGCAGTGGAGTCCTTCACACGCGTTCACGCAATGGGGAACCATCGCGGACAACTCCGTGTGCTGCATCTGCGAACCTACTACGCTTGCCCAAGCATACAACCCGCAGACGAACAGCTTCTCGCAGACCGTCTACTTACAAGTTTCGACGAATGGCGGCACGTCCGGCACTGGCACTACGGCTCCGCCGTTCTCCAGCAATCCCGGCGAACTGACCAGCGACAATCAACTGTCATGGCTCTGCCTCGGCACAGCTACTCGCGCGACGAACCACGCTTACACAGCATGGACAGGCGCAGGCCAGTTGACGTTCTCCGTAATCAAGGACAGCAACAGCAACATTCAGGTCTGCACGACAAGCGGAACGTCGAGTGCTACCGCTACAGGTTCGATCACCTGGGCGACGACTTACGGCGCACCGACACAAGACGGCGGCGTGACGTGGACATGCGTCGGCAATTCGATGTCATGGGCTGCGAACACGAAATGGTTCCTGCCGACATCGGGCTTCTTTGCTCCGACTGCAAACGTGCCCTATGGCGGAGCATCCGTCGTAGACAGCAACAACAACATTCAGTTCATCATCGGCTCTGGCAAGACTGGCACCGTCGCACCGTCATGGCATACAGTCGGCCTCAACACGACAGACAACGCGGCAACGTGGTACTGCGAAGGCGCAGCTACAACGAACTCGCTTTCGTGGACAAGTGGCTATGGGTACGGCGTCTCGTACACATCACGCGCGACGAATGACATTTACAACACGACGACTCCTCCAGGATGGACAGGACCGCTAGGTCCGCCGACTGGAGCCAAGTCCGGCCACGTCTCGACATCATCGCCTATCTTCACGATTGCAGGCGGAAATCCGGGAGCTATCAACACGCTTTCCGGTCTCGGCTCGACAGACCCGCAAGTAGACACGATTACGATCTGGCGCACGCTGGACGGCGGAGCAACTCTGTTCTTCCTCACAGAGATTCCGAACCCGGCGACAGTGAACGGCAATGCAGGTACTTGGACTTATCAAGACTTTCAGCCGGACACTGTAGTCAACGAACTTATCTCCGCACCAGTAGACGACGTGAACGACCCGCCTCCGGCTGGCTTCTTGCCGATGGCGTATCACTTCGAGCGCATTTGGGGAGCAGTCGGCAACATCGTTTATTGCTCTGGCGGTCCCGATACAGTCACAGGTAATCCGAACGAAGCATTCAGCGCATCGGACTTCTTCGAGTTTCCTTCAACTGTTACGAACATCGTTCCGACAGCAACAGGCATTCTTGTCTTCACGACATCGGACGTGTACGGCATCTTGGGCGGTCCTAGCTTCGTCACGTTCTACGGACAGAAGCTAATCCCCGGCGTTGGACTGCTGCACTACAACGCGATTGATATTCACGGCGGCGTTGTTTATATGTTCACCGCCGACAGCCAACTAGTCTCTCTCGACCCATCAGGCGGCGTGAACCGCATCGGTGGACCGATTGCGGACAAGCTACAGAACTTCGACCCGACGAAAGCATTCGTCACTGTCCACGAATCCGGCAACGATAACTGCGTCGTCATCGGAGATGGCTCGACAGGATGGTATCGCCTCAACCCGAACCAGTTCCCGAACACCAATCCCGTATGGAGTCCGTTTGCGACGATCACTGGCGGAGCAGGCGCAGTCCAGTCCATCGAAGTCAGCAAGGGCGTTCATCGCCTACTTGTTGGCCGTCCAACATCGAACGGTCACATCTTGCAGCGCGACTTCTCGACGTTTCAGGACGACGGCACGCCGTATACATGCTCTTTCACAATGGGCAGCATCAACCTCGTTAACCCCGGCCAGATTGCAGGACTGACATTCGTCAACGTCCGCGCGACGAAGGTAGGAACGGCTCCGACAGTAGGCTTCTTGCTCAACGAGGTCAGCGGCAGCTTTACCAACTTCACGACAGGGCATCCGTATCCGTGGGAAATCTACGGCAACACTAGCGCACCAACATCGCTGTACGCGAATGCGTACTACTTCCGCGAGACAGATTCCGCCGCACTCGCAGAACACTTGCTAGTGAAGGTTTCATTCCCAGCAGAGAACTTCGCCAACGAAGTGCTCACGCTAACCGTGTGGGGCGTGATTGGGGAACCGCCTGAAGAGTTGTAATGCCCACTTGGAAACAGGCGACGACCCGGAGCTACTCGAAGCAGCAGCACGGTACTTGCGAGGTCACTCGAAAGAACTCTAATGGCTAACTCTCCTCTACTTCCGGCAGGCTGGAGTGCTGCAAAGGAACCGACAGTTCCGAAGGCTCCCCCGATTCCCGATCAGACGACGCAGATCAATCCGTTCTTGCGAACGACGATGCCTCTGACGTTGCAGTATCAGCCGGACACTCTTCGACAGTTCAATCGTCCAGGCGTGTCTAGCTTCCGTTCGGCTCCGCTTGCTCCAAGCGCGAATGCTGCGATCAACGCGGCAGCGGCAGGTATCAGCACAACGATTGTGGACAAGGCAATCGCCAATATTCCCGCTACGACTTCTTCAATCAAGATCAACAAGCAGACTGGAACGTCCTACACGTTACAGACTTCCGACCTCAACACTCTCGTTACGTTCGACAACAACTCTGGCGGAGCTATCACCCTGCCGAGTCCAAACGGAGCCTCCACGGCGGGCAGCACAGTAAGCAGTTTCGTGGACGGCTCAATATCACAAGCTGGTTTCTCATCCTTGGTGGGTTTGAATCTGGCTCCGGGTGCGGTTTCCGATTTGGCTATCACCGCTTTTTCCGGTTCATTCGACGCTCTCGGAACCCCTTCCGGCTGGACGGGCTTAATAGGCAGCGGCGGCACGGTAACATTTCTTTCCAAGCAGCAATCCGGGGCTACACCGATAACTATCAGCGCGACCCTTCCCACCGGGGCGCAAGCGTGGACAGCTTGCATGGGTGCTTTCCGCAGCAGCGGAGCGACGGTAGTTACCAATCGTAGCGGAATCAGCGGAGCTTTCGGCACCGGCACTACTTTTACAGTTAATGCCCCGGTAACTGCGGGCAATGCTCTGGTTTTGGTGCTCGGCACCAACGGCGGCCCCGCTGCTGGCAACTTAGTGTTTGGCGTTTCGGACACGCAAGCGAATCCGTGGAAACGGGTTGCCGCCGCAGACAATTTCTATGTGTCGGGACTTTCCGCACTCTCGCAACACGTACAGATTTGGTCTACGCCTATAGCAACATCCGGCACCCCCACGCTAACCTTCAGCATCAGCTTCACCGTTGGCTTGGGAACGTTAATCTCAGGTGCCAATATAAATGTTTATGAAATCAGCGGATTAGTTTCAACTGGCCCTGTCTCCGGCCTGCCAGCGAACTGGTTCACCTACTTAGAGAACACAAGCTCTAGCACTTTCGGCGTAGGCTCCCTCTCAAAGATTGACGAGGTCAATCAGACTGTTCAACTGCCTCCGAACACCGGAATGTTGGCTATCTACGACGGAGCCAACTACTACACGGTACGCGGAGTAGCCCTTCTGCCGCTTAGTTTCGCGAGGATTGCCAACAGCTTTCTGAACTCATACAACAGCGTGACGGGTGTATTTACTGCCGGACAACCAGACTTCACGAACCTCTCTGGGACAGCGTTAGTACCACAGGGCGGCACCGGAGCGACGAGTCTAACTGCCCACGGCGTTGTGGTGGGAGAAGGCACAGCAGCCGTCGCCGTAACGGCAGTAGGTACAGCCGGACAGGTCTTGACCTCAAACGGTGCAGGTGTTGACCCATCGTTTCAGCCAACACTGGTTACTCAATTCAATCAATCGCTTCTCGTGGACACAGTTGTAATGAGCGACGACTACTGGCTGGCCGTGGGCACCAACGCGCCAGATTGGATTCTTCCTCTCACGATTACCTAAGGACAAAACATGAGCGTCATCTTCAATTCAACAACTCCTGCGGCAGCGTCGGGGCAGACTTTAATCACTTGGCAGAAAGACGGCAGCGGCAATGTCTCTGGCGAGGTAGGCCCGAACCTGCCCATTGATATAGGCGTCTTCGCCCCCGGACTAGGCACCGCCAACCAGGTTTTGCTGCGCCTCAAACTCAATCGCGGGATTAAGTTCCCGGCCAGCGCCACCCTGTCTAACGCCACCGCGTCTGCTAACTGCACAGGAAATACCACTTACACATTGAAGAAGAACGGCTCATCGTTCGCCACCGTGTTGTTCACGGCGGGCGGCGCAGCGGGAGCTTGGACGCAAGCCTCGGACTCCACATTCGCGGCCACAGACTTACTTGAAATTGATGGGCCAGCGGTGGCGGACACGACACTAAAGGATGTCGGTATCACCTTAGCGGGGTTGAGAACCTAATGAGTCTAACCTTCGTTCAGAAACAAGAAACGTCTGGCGCGGCTGGCAACAACCTAATGCCGCTGGTTCTGGGCACCATCACGGCGGGGAATATAATCTTCGTTTCCGGCAACTGGGGGAACAATTCTGGCGCGGCCAGTGGTAACACAACCTTAGTTTCGGACACTCTGGGCAACACTTGGACGAAGCTAGGAACGACACAAGCCACCCCGTTCGTAACCTTCGCAGGTTTCAGCGGCGAAGTTTGGTACAGCGTCATAACCACTGGCGGTTCCTCTACGGTCACGTTCACCCTCAACACGAACTTCGTGTTTCATAGAATGGCGTCGGTTGAGTACAGCGGCCCCACTCTCCCGTATGTGGACCCCAACGTCTCTAACCCCAAGCAAAACTCATCCACTGGCACCGCCATAACGTCGGGGAACTTGACGACGAGCAATCCTGCCGACTTTGTTCTCTTCGCTTTCTGGAATAACGGCAACACGATGAGCGCAGCCAGCGGCTATACGCAGCGTGTTACCGGGAACAATGGTATCGCCATACAAGACTTCTTAATCACCAGCGCACCTCCCGGACCCTACACCTTTGCCGGAACCACAGGTAACGGAGATTGGGGGCTGTTCTTGATTGCCGTGACCGCGTCACTCGCCACCAACGCTGCTGTTGTTTGCATCATGGGATAAATAAATGATTCTCCAGGTACGGCAGTCCATCGAAGAAGACATCCAACACTTGCAGTCGTGCCTAGACTGCGACGAATTCCACAAGGGGCAGAAGGCGAGCGATTGGGCAGAGTGCTTACGCTTAATCTCGTTCCACTCCGACATTGGTCCGGTCTACCACGTTGGCATACAGCAAGAAGGCACGGAGCGACGGATTAGCTTCCAGCACGACCAGACCGTAGGTAAGAAGCATCTCGCAGTCGCCATGTCGAAAGGCATTGCGTGGCTGAAACAAGAGTGCCGGAAAGAAGGGACAACGGCTCTCGTATTCAACTCCACAGCACCGTCCCTCATCGCGTTCTTCATAAAGCATCACGGATTCGTCGCGGCAGGAAACGACGACTTCAAGGCAGGGTTATAAACATGGGTTGCGGAGCATCAGGCGCAGAAACGACAGCACAAGGACAAGCAGCGGGCTTCTCTTCGTTGCTCAATGCGAACTACGCGCAGAACTTCGGCGCGGAGTCAGGCATTCTCAAGAACCTCACGAACACTCTAACTCCTATCGCGGAGGCCGGACCAGATCAGGAAGGCTTCGGCGCGAACGAGAAGGCCGCACTCAACACGCAGGCGCGTGAAGGCGTCGGCACGAACTACGCTCACGCGAAACAGGCACTCGACACGACGCTATCAGCAAGAGGCGGCGGCGATGAAGAGTTGCCAAGTGGCGCAGCCGATCAACTACACGCATCTCTGGCGACCAGCGCGGCTAAGGAATCTAGCGATCAACAGCTAGGCATCACCGAAGCCGATTACTCGACAGGACGCGCGAACTACTCGAATGCCGTTTCTGGACTTGAAGGCGTGGCCGGAGAGTACAACCCGAACGCTACAGCAGGCGCAGCCAACAACGCGAATCAGACTTCATTCTCCGATGCCAGCCAGATCAATCAAGAGAACAACGCTTGGCAAGGTCAAGTCGCAGGACTCGTCGGCGGATTGGGCGCAGCAGCAATCGGGACGATGGGACCGAAGAAACCCTAAATGCTCAGACTAGAAGCACTGGCCGATGCAATCGGCTACTCGAATCAGTTCCACGAACCGGATTCAGAAGCGTATCAGCTTCGCAATCCCGGTTTGCTCCGGGCATGGTCTCTCTTCCAGCTTGGCAGTTCTAACGACGAATCAGTCAGACGCTTCGAGACAGCACAAGGCGGATACAAGGCTCTGTGCGTTGCGCTTGAACGCCGATGCGAGCGAGCGAAGAAAGCCAGCTTGCACGAGACCATCAACTTCATTGGAGCAGCGAAGACGGATGTAGTCGTGGACTTCCTGCAACGCGCTCTGAAAGACACTCACATTACGGCGAAGACGCCGATCAGCTTCTTCATGGAGTAATTCAATCATGGCCGACACACCAAACAACGCAACGGGCGGAAGCGCCTCAGACGAGCAGCTTGCACAGCAATACCAGCCGGGTTCCGACTTGGGCGATTCACTGCGTCAAGACAACACCTATCTCAATGCACAGAACCGTCCGAACGCTCCGGCTCCGCGTCCGCAGGAAGACGAACAGGCTCCAGACATGGGCGGCAGTTCATCGGATGCTCCGGCAGCAGTCGGCTCACCCGCACGTCCGGCAGGTCCGTCATTCGCTCAACGCATGGCTCACGCCGCGATGGACGTATTCGGAATGTCGCGCTCGGCCACACAGTACGTTCCCGATGGGAAGGGCGGAGTCGTCGCAGTTCCAGGCGCACCACAGAAACCCGGCGATTGGGCACGCGGTCTCCTGGCAGGCGCACTTCGCGGATTGGGCGCAGCATCAACAGCTAAGTCGAAGGGACTTGGCGGTCTAGGCACAGGCGCTACAGCGCAACTCGACTATCAGGACGAACAAGATCAGAAGAACTACACACGCTCAGTTCAGAACAACAACGAACAGCGTCAGCAGGCCGCATCAGACTTGGCGCAGAAGCGCGAGGAACGCGAGACGACAGGCGCAGACCGAGACTACAAACTCCGTCTTGCCGAAGACGCGCGTCAGCAAGCAACTTCCATTCAGCAGGCAGCAGGGTTCGAGAAGCGCAGCGTCATGCTTGACCAAGAGATTGCGAAGGGCAACTTCGATGCCGTCAAGCAACAGGCCGACTATCTACAAGCGCAAGGCGATCAATGGAACGATGCTCACGCTCACGGCGCGAAGCCTCTTGAAGTGAACGGCGCAGCATCCCCGGAGTTTGACCACTTGGGAGATGCCGAGAAGTTCGCTATGGAGAATCCAGACGCCACGATGCACGACGGCTACAAGACTCGCCTCATGCGAAACCCGGACTCCGGCAAGTGGACGATCATGGAAATGCCTGCCGAGGCTCCGAAGTGGCACGACATCACGGACGCCGCAGGTAAGCCGCAACGCATCTTTGGCGACACGATGGCCGCACTCGCCGCACAGGAACAAGTAGCCAAGACGAAGCACTACCTCAACGTGGCTGCCAAGTCTTCAATGGAATTGAAGAAGGACTTGGAAGCGTACAAGGAAGAAGGCTCCGTTAAGGGCGCACGCAAGGAACTCGACAAGCTAGGCGCAGACGATAACGGATTGCCGCAGTACGGCAAGCTATCTCCCGGCTCGAAGTCCGCATTGCTCAACGATTCGCAACTCCAGTTCACGCGCATCAACGCAATGATCTCGAAGATTGAAGCCAAGCTCCCGGAACTCCGCACACCGGAAGAGACCGATGCGTTGACGACGTATGGTCCGATGCGTACACAGTACGCGAATACGATTGCCGCTCTCACGCGTCCGTCATTCGCTCCGCCTCCAGGCGCAGCGAAGAACACGGCTCCGCAATTCAAGCCGCAGCAGGCTCCCGCAGGCGCGGCACCACCGAAGCAGGGATTCGTCTACGGTCAAGGTCCGAAGGGATTGGGATGGTATAACCCGCAATCCATCGGCGCACCTCCGCCAGCCGCAGCACCGCATCAGCAAGCCGCTCCCGAACCGTCCGAAGACGACCCGAACCCTGGCAATCTTCAAGACTAAGTAACACAGGAATCAAATGGCCGAGTTTCTCCAGCAGGCGCAAGACCCGGACTTTGTTCCGGCTACGCCTACTCCGTCGAACAATCCAACTTCGCAAGGAGATCAGGACTTCATTCCTGCATCTCCCGCGCAGTCTGCTACCTCTCCGTCTCCAACTCCAACACAAGCCGACCCCGATTTCATTCCCGCGCAGATGCCGGAACAAGAAGGCAACTGGTTCAGCACGATCACGAACGGCATCAAGAACGCCGTTACGAATGTCGGCTCGACACAGCACGCTTCCGAAGGTTTGCTTGCGATCTATCACGGCGACTTGAAGGGCTTCCAGCACTCCGAACGAAACAATCTCGTTCAGACGCTAATGCCTTTCTTGTCGGACAAACAGATTGACGAGAACGTAGAGAACACGCCAGACGAAGGCATTATCAAAGGTAAGGGCGCATGGGAGACAACGAAGAGTGTTGCGAACCTGCCGCTAGGCGGCATCTATCACCGCAAGGGCGCAGGACCGATTGAAGGCGAGACAGAAGATTGGATTACTGGACAACTGAATCCGTTGAACATCGGACTTGCCGTCGCTTCGATGGGCGGCACCGTTATCGAAAGCGCACTCGTTAAGGGCGGACTCTCTGCCGCGCGTGCCGCAGGAATTGTCCGCTATTCCAAGCTGGCCGTTGACTTGGGCTTCCTGTCCAAGTTCGGCTACTCGACATACACCGAAGCTATCCCCAAGTTCGAGCAGGATTGGGCGGACTACAACAACGAGAAAGACCCCTCCAAGAAGTCAGAGCTACTCGACAAGCTGGAACGCGAAGGAACGGACACCGTTCTAGGTTCGCTTGCCGCAGGGCTGGCTACACGCGGAATCGAATCCGACATTCACGAGATTCGTACAGAGTCTCCGAAGGGCAAGGCCGCAGCGAACACCGAGTACGCGAACGCCATTCACGAATATCAAGCCGAGAACCAAGTCGGCTCCGGCCAAGCGCATCAGGTTCACCGCGAAGGTGTTGCCGCAGTTCCCGACGCGTTGCGTCAGGACGCGATGTCAAACAACGTCGAAGCCAACGCCGATCTCAAGCAGCTTCGTCAATGGGAAGCCGACGCAGGCGACGACCAGAAGCCGGGATACAAGGCCGCTCAATCTCTCACAGACAAAGAGATGTCCGTCCGCGACCGTCTCCGCTCCATGCTCGACGCATGGAAGATGCGTCTCCGCGACCAGAACTTGCTTGCTTCAGATGGCGGACGCGATAACTACGTTCCGCACCGTCCTGTGTTTGAAGATCAAGACCCTGTTACTGGCGAGCCTGTTTCACAAACAGCCGCAGATGTCGAACGCGGCTTCTTGAAGAAGCGCGTATATCCGTCACACGCCGAAGGCGAACAGGCAGGCATCAAGTACAAGACAAAGAGTTTCATCAAGCTCGTTTCCGATTACATCGAACGCGCATCGAACATGATTGCCCGAAACAACTTGGGCGAATCACTCGCTAACGCACGCATGAACGAAGGTTCACCGATGGCCGTCTCTGGCGGCTACTTGGGTGTGCCGCGTGACGCTCCCCTAACTCCCGCAGACATTCAGCAGTTGCAGCGTGAAGGGAAGTTCGATCAGCTTCTAAAGGTAGGCCGCATCTACGAAGCAAAGCCGGGAACAACTGGCAGCTTCCAAGTGCCGGGTACTCCTCCGCCTCCAGTTCCGGCTCCCGCAGGATATACGCCTAGCGAGAAAGCATCGAACATGAGCGCACGCCAGTCGAGCGACCTCGGCAAAGAGTTTACGCAAGGCGAGCAGGCGCACGAAGCGGAACGATTGAAGGGCATTCTCAGGGACTCGAACGCCTCGCCGGAAGACAAGGCGATGGCGCAGCAGCGCAGCAACGAAGGCGCGGTATTGCCGGACTTCATTCCGCATGAGATTGCGGATTGGGCGAACGAAGTGAAGCCGACGAAGAAGGTAAACGGATTCTGGACGGAAGACCCTTCCACTCCGAAGATCATCTTCGCAGCAGAGAAGGCTCTATCAGAACGCGGCTTCCCACCGGAGAACATCGTCAAGCTACGCAAGATGGCGATGGACAAAGTAGGCACAGGTCCGAAGCACGCGGAAGCCTACGCCAAGATGCTGCAAGAAGCGATTCGGAACCACGATGCAATCGTGGCTTCGCCGGAGTCCACGACTGACCGCATGGTCAACAAGGGACTCATCCCGCGTGGCGAGTTTCCTCCGGGTTATCACGATGCCCAGGACTCGACAACGGGCGGAAGTGTCAATGTCAAGAAGGGCGCTGGCGATACGACGATCATGCAGAAAGTCGAAGATCACCGCGCGGCGATTGGCGACGTGTCGCAGATGTCCGACGTTGCACAAGGCAAGGCAGCAGAGGCATCGAACCGATATGAAGAACTAGTCAAGCAGCGTAACGGTGGACAGTCCGGCCCTCCGGCTCCGCCGAAGGTGGAGAAGCCTCCGCTCGTTGGCGGGAACCGTCCGACGAATCCTGTCTACAACTGGAAGTTCAGCGACTACCGCGACTCAGGTCTACGTGTGAACCGTCCGACTGCAAACGTGGACTCACCGCAGAATGCTATCGTCTCGCATCCCGATCAGAACGCATTCCCAGGCGAAGCGATCTTGCGTCAGGGTGAAGGCGGAGGCATTCCTACAGACCCGCGCACCGGACAGCCGATGGCTCGCGTGCCTGTCTACGTCCATCCCGAAATCACTCCTCACCTAAATGCCGTCCTCGACAGCACTGCGCCGAAGTCTGCGCTAGTGCGCGGAGCCTTGAAAGTCTCCGGCGCGGCTAAGAGTGTGTTGCTCTCCATGTCTCCGTTCCACTGGTTCACCGTTGCGACTCGCGCTCTTGAAGCGAATCCCGTTGGCGGACTAGGCTCCGTTGCTCGCAACTTCGCCAACGTCGTAAAGATGCCGACGCCAGTTGACTACTTCAATCTCACGGATAAGCAGATGTCCGCTATCCGCGACGGACTCGTAGTCGGCAACACGCGTCCAGGATTCTCCGGCTACACGGAAGAAGGAAACGTAGCAGGCGCACAGTCGTTCGCATCTCGACTTCCCATCGTCGGCAAGTTGAACCATTGGATTGAGTCTCGCTTGTTTGGTCCGCAGGGATTCATTACAGGCATGAAGTTCGACTTGCACGAACAGTTGAAGGGCGAGCTTACATCGAAGGGTATTCCAGACGAACAGGCCGGACGCATTGCCGCAGCCCAGGTCAACAACAAGTTCGGCGGCTTGAACTATACGTTGCTAGGCCGCAGTGCTGGCACACAGGCCGCGCTCCGCGCGAGCTTGCTTGCTCCCGACTTCCTAGAATCAACTGGCCGATCTGTCATGGACGTGGCCGGGAAGCACGGACAGGGACTTGTCAAGGCACTCGTAGCATTCAATCTCGTTCACTATTTGACCGCTCGCGCGTTGAACTATGTTGTCAACGGCTCTCTTCACCCGGAGTCTGGCTTCAAGGTTCTATCGCCGGACGGCAAGAAGGAATACGGCATCCGTACAACGCTCGGAGACTTCCTGCACTTCGCAGAGCATCCGCGCGACTTTATGATGAACCGCGTGAACCCGTTGCTAGTCCGCACGCCAATGGAATTGATTCAAGGAGTAGACCAGCAAGGGAACAAGGTCTCGAACACTCAGCGTATGTGGGACACCGTTCGTCAGGTGACGCCTATTCCGTTGCAGTCGCTTACGCCGAAACAACAGATTAGCCAGCCGTCCCGCGTGGACGACATCTTGAAAGGATTGGGAGTCCAGTCCACGAAGAAGTTCTCTCCGGCAGAGTCCCTCGCTTACCAGCGTGCAACGTCACGCAATCAGGGACAGCCGCTTGAGGGTGACGCGCTAGAGAAGGCACAGAACAAGTTCCGCATGGCCGACGCTCTGCGTTCGTCCATCGTGGACAAGGACGCGAACGGCATCAAGTCTTCGACGCAGGACATCATCAAGGCCGCGAAGGGAAATGACCCGCTCATCTCCTACGCCGAGGCCAACACCATGATTCAGGACGCACACAAGTACAAGACGCGCCTCGAATCCACCATTCAGCGACTACCGCTCGAAGATGCTCTCGACACTTGGGATGCCGCGAGCATGAGTGAACGTCACGCTATCCGCATGGCGGTCAACTCCAAGATTGATTCGTGGTACAAGCAAGCCGGAGCAGGCAAGAAGAGTCCGAAGCAGATTCAAGCCATGCTGCCGCGCGTGCGGAAGTACTTTACAGAGAAGCCATAATGAAAATGAGTCGGAACATGCTATGGAATATGTGCCGCGCAATAGCCGATCTTGTTTCCAAGAACAAGGTGGAAGAAGCTATCAATTTGCTCCAGGCATTCCTCGACTTGGACAAGCCATAATGCTATCGAATGAACAGTTCGTCACGGCGCTACTGGCGCTCTGCCTCTGGCAGCACAAGAACGAGCACGGCATCCAGGGAGCTAAGGCCATCGGATTCTGTATCCGCAACCGCGTCAACCAGGGCTGGAGCAACTGGACAGGCGTGCTCCGCGTAGCAATGCCGGAACACGAGGCCGTATTCCCGATCTTGAATGACCCGGACTGGCAGACGATCAGAGTCTTCGCAGACGATCTCTACTTAAACAATGAAATGCTGCACGACCCGACGAACGGCGCTACGTGGTGGAAGCCAGTTCCCAACGGACAGCGCGTTTCGATGGTAGGCAAGTTGCCCCTGTACCGCTAAACAGGTCCATTTCCACACCATATTAAAGGTCTAGTACGCGAATCTGCGAACAAGAACGCAAATCAGCGAACCTTCGCCAACCTTTCGCCTTGAATTCACTTTGACATAACGTGATAATCGGCATGTATCAAGAAGTGGCAAGAAGTATCAAGCAGTGGTATTGAGTAGACTTCAGTTTTGGAGTTAGGTGTAGGGGCGACCAGGGTTGAACTGGCATTACGGGAGTCAAGGTCCCGTGTGCTAACCGTTGCACCACGCCCCCACCTAGCTTTCAACTTACCTCGAAAGTATCAGTGGCCGCGAAACCCCTGTCAATGACTACCCTCTGTTGAAAACTTCGTAGCGCGTGGAAAAACCACAGGATATTCACATCCGCTCTCAGGCCGCTTTCTTAGCCGCGAGCCATATAGAGTCCGACGATTCCGGGATTCTGTTTGTCGAACGCATCGAGAATCGCATTCGCTTTCGTGACCGTCTCGCGCAACGCGGGACTCCGCAACTCTAGCTCCGTGGGACTTCTCGGAGTCATTACGCTTCCGTCCCTATCCACAACGTAGCGTTCGAGCTTCTCTCGAAACTTCGCGTCCGAGAAGATCGTATGGTAGATGTCCATAATACTTCCGTCCGGTCTTTTGTGATACGTATTCAGGCTTACTTTTGAGAGTTGAAGGGCAATAGTTTCGTGCTTCACCTGCCAAACGGTCACTTCACGCGCTTGCTCGTCAAGTTTCTCGTTCGCCTTCCGCGCGATCTCGGTTTGCTTCTCTGCTCTCCGTGCGTAGAAGACACCCCGCACCGCAACAATGAATCCCAGCACCGCGATGATGGCAAGAATGATGTTCAGCATTCCCTCATCATAACAACAAAAGCCTTTCGCCCTTCCACGATGGCCACTCACCCATGCGCGTAATCATAGTCGTTTCTACCACGAACCTACGATCTTGTATTTCCGCTTTCCGCTTGCAGTGTATATCGTGATTTCATCTTTATTCCGTTTGGCCTCAAAACTCCCAAGACCTGTCGTCGTCTCGGACGACCCCGCCCATTTCTGTTTGGTTCGCTCCGGCGTTGCCGAAACTATCTTGCCGCAGCCATCATAGAACCCCTCGCATTGCAGTAAGGCGTGCGTTCCATCAGGAAGAATGACCTTAGCGGTATAGGTAACTATTGCCTCAGCAGGAGTGTAAGACGCGGGTACTGCGGGTGTCGTGACAGTCGTGCAGTCTTGGGATTTCTCGCCATCTTTCTCATTAGTCTTACAGTGCGTTTCTTTCTTCTCTGGAATCGCAGGCTTCGGACCACCACCCATCGAGAGGAAGGATTGAGTTGCTTCAACAACTTCGATCTTGAGCTTCTCGGCTGCGAAGTTTGCCGGAGCAATGAAGAATGCGCTTACGACTGCGAATGCAATAATTGTCTTTCTCAT